ATTTTCATCTCCATTAGGTTTTACTGGTAAACTTAATAATAAGTCTGCTTTGATATCCAAACATACTAAAGTACTATGTACTCCCTGATCATCAAAATCAACATTATAGTCACGAACTTTTAAAGCTTTAGCCTCACTTGATACAGAAGTACCATCAGAAAATATATATCCCCATTGAACAAATATTTTCATATTAGTTGGAAAAGATTTTTCACTAACTACATCTGGATCTCCACAATCAAAAGTTATAGTACACTCATTATGTTTTTCTTCATCATACTTATATTGAAATTGGCTTATATACGCACCAAGAGGCACTCCAGTAATAGGATGTATAACTGGAGTGCCTACTTCGCTAAATATAGCTAAATATGGAGTAGCTGTACCATGATATAATATGGGTTTACTAGCTGGAGTTTTAATTTCCGCCATACTGAGGTATTCTTATTAATAAATCTGGATAAAACTGATTTATATCAAAGGGATTCTGTATGTTATTAGCTAAAGCTATGATATACCATAGACCTGAATCCTTATAATAAGTATTAGCAATACCTTGTAAGGTATCACCCTCTTTCACTGTATAGTTAAGATCATCTTCGGTAATAGCTACTTCTTCCTTAAGAGGTTCTAGACTTATAGAACCATCTGGGTATTCAACTACTACTGCAGAATCATAAGGACTTTTTACACTTGCCATAGTGATGACTGATTATTTTTCTGATTAACTATTTGATCTTTCTTATTAGTACCTATACCCTTAATACCCTCTAACTTAGTTGGATCATACATATTTGAATGTAATGGGTTAGTACTACTTACTCTAGAAAATATTAGTTCTTGGGTTGCTGACATTGGGTATAACATACCATTTTTCCATTCAGCTTGACTATTCCTACGATCTATATAACCATCCCTAAACTGTTTAAGTACATAGGTAGCAGAAGTTAATATAAAGTAGGCATTATCAAATAACCCAGAACCTCCCCAATCTAATTGTAAAATAGGAGGTCCAGCAGCATAACCATTTGACTTAGACCAAGCCTCCAATAATCTACACTTCTGTATAACCTCCCAGGGTCTCTCTGGATCATTACAAAACCATGAAACTTGAAGTTGTATCTTATCTTCAGCTCCAGTAAAATGGTACATTGGTACGTTTCTTCCAAAAGACTTAATAGCAGCCCAAGAAGTTTCACCATGATATTCAAGCTCCGGAGGTCTATTCTGAAGTATTATATATTGATAGGTATCACCTTCTCCGTTAAGATTAAATATGATTATCTCATTTCTAGTATGGTTCCTTGATCTTTGGTATATATCACTTCTTTCCTTAGGACCTCGGCTAACTTTAAAGGTTTTGGTATTAGGCTGATCACAAGGTAATATTTCAAAATTATCTCCACCAACATTACCAGTAGGTCTTGGGATCATATGATAATCTTGTACCTCTTTATGTTCTACCTTATTTAATAAAGTAGTTGGTTGACCTCTATATAGATCACCTTTACCAACAACATATTTACCTCTATTCGGTATATATCTCTCGCTTTCATTAGCATCATCCCTAGAAAGGCCTGGAGTTCTACCTATTGCAGGACCACCTAATTTATCTGATAATATTTTTAATCTCCAAGCTTTATTTAAATCTCCATTGGTTAACCCAGAAGTTCTTTCTACAAAGCCTTGTGATAGATCTGAAAATACTCCAGTTATAGTAGTACCTATTGAATTAATAGGGTTTAAAAAATTAACATTCCTAATAAACCTAGATTTATTTTGCCTATTATATAGCTGTTCTCTAAGTTCATAAGTATTAGATTTTAAACTAGCCATAGTATTTATCCAAATATAGAGAATGGGTTATTTTGATCACCGAAGAAAGCTAATAAACTATCACCGCCACTATTGCCCTCAACTGTAACATTTACTTCTGGTGGCTTAGCCTGGCTCATACCAGATATTATACCATCTCTAGTAGCTTCCTCAAGTACTTCTCTAAGAAGCTCCTGTTGATGTTGATTCATTATATCTGGATTAAATTGCTCCTTGAGAGTCTCAATCTCTTCATCTTGTTTACTTATCATCATCCTAATACCATCGTATATCATGGGACCAGCCATAGTAAGGGCTATACCCCAAGGACCACCAAGGAAACCTAAAATACGAGAACCTAAGGTACGAGCTACTGCTTGTCCTCCAGCTGCTCCTGCAGTCCTTGCTGCTGCTGCCCCAACTCCAGCAGCAGTCATAGTACTAAGTCCGGCATTAAGACCCATACCTCTAACTCCAGCAGCAGTATTAGTAACTCTAGCCCTACCAGCTTGAGCAAATACGGTTCCATAAGGAGTAGCTATACCTCCTCTGGGTATCATATTATTCATAGCCATATATTCACCCATAAGTACTATCAAAGTACGAAGGTGAGCTTCCATAATAGTAAACTGAACATTAGCTGCAGCAGGACCAGCTGATAATCCACTAGATGAAGCAGATAGTGATGCAGAAGCAGAAGTAGCTAACCTAAATAAACCAACCATGGCTGTTATACCACGAACCCCAAGTTGAATAGCAGTGCCTATAGCAATACCTCTAACCACTACACCTCCTAAACCAGTACCTGCAAGCCAACCTACACCACTAAGTATAGTATTTAAACCAGATATTATAGGAGTAAATAACGGAGCTATCTGTTCTCCAAAGGTAGTTCTTAAGTTATCAAGTTCAGCTCTAAACATTGCCAATGATCCAGCAGGGCCTTCTATCCATTCATTATAAGCTCCTCCAAGTTCATTGTTCTTAGAAGCTTGATTCATTCTTTCTAGAATCTCCTCATATTTAGAAGCTCCTCCTGCTGCATCCTCGATCATCTGAACCATTGCAGCTATTTCACGAGTACCACGAACTCCAAACACATTATAGAAAAATTGGTTCTTTGATAATGTGTCAAGGTCCTTTGTAGCCTCATACATTTTATGATATATATCATTTAATGATATAAGGTGGCCTTCAGAATTCATCAAAGACTTTGCATCAATACCAACAGCTTTAAGCATATCAGCACCCTTAGCCTTTTGACCCGAAGCAGAGAGCTGGATATAACGCATCATATTTGCCAAAGCCGTACCAGCAGCACTACCTTGTATACCATAGTTACCCATAGCACCAATACTAGCTGCAGTTTCCTTAAGACCATATCCAGCTCTTCTCATTTCAGAACCAGAATAGGTAATAGCTTGAGCTAAGTCCTGAAGATTGGTATTAGATGAAGTAGTTACTGCATATAGTTCATTAGCTACTGAATAAGCTTCTTTCTGGTCTTCTAGATTTCTACCAAACATCATAGAGATATTGGTAAACAGGTCAGCTACTCCACCTTTACCTCCAGCTTGCATACCAAATACACCAGAAAGCTGAGCTACTGGTTCCAGCATCTGTTGAATAGCTTCATTGGTATTACCAGCCATAGCCATAAACCTAGCAGCAGAAGAAAGGTCTTTATTAGTAAGAGGAGTACCAAGGTTTACTTCTCGTATCCTCTCCATCAAAGACTGCTGTTCTTCTAAACCACCATTAGTCATCTTAGTTGCCCAGAATACATCATTCTGAACATCTGCGAAATATTGGTAGGAGTCTATCAAACCACCCATAGCAGATAAAGCCATACCGGAAGCACCTCTTGACCATACAAGTTCAGTAAGGCCTCTAGGTGCTCCAGATGAAGCATAGATTTCCTCCATCATATTCCGGTAAGCTTTTCCAATATTATTGGCCTGATTAGTAAACTGATCTTGGAGAACCATGGCAACTCCTACAGATACCATGGCCTGACCAGAATTCATACCTATCATGTCTTTTTCTTGCTCATTTCTTTTATTTTCTTATGATACTCATCTGCCAGATCATAAAAGATCTTCCTGGACCTATACGGAAGTTTCAGGTAAGTGAGATAATCCAGGTTTATCTCAGCCCTTGTAATGAAAACATATTTATATTCACTACTTACACCTCCGTCAGGTAGAAAAAAGCAGGTACCGATAAAATAGATACCTGAGTTTTATTGTGGGTTATTGGGTCCTCTATATCAGTAGTACCAGTAAAAGTAGGATCCATTGTAGTAATCTCTTTTCTAATCTCAGCCATATCACGAACTGAAAATAATTTGAAATTCTGTACGGTTTCCCAATTACCGTCTACTTTAAGACGAAGATTACGAGCAATAAGATCTTTATTACGAGAGATATTATCAATACCTAACTTCATAAGATACTGTTCACTTGAAGCAGTTGCTACATCCCACATAACTTCTTTACCAGAAGACAAAGTTAATTGCAAATCAGTAAGTTTTACCTTTCCTGGGTGATCTACATCTTCATCAGTTAAGTAATAAGGTACTGCATCTGGTTTATCTTCTATCTCCTCTTCAGTTGGCCTTTTACTGTAATCATCAAAGATATAATCATGTAAATTCTGAGTATATATGAATTCGGCCTGCTCTTTAGAATTTTCAGGTCTAGGCCATTTATAATTAAATTCTAACTCTTCTCCAATAGAAAAGATTCTAGAATTAATTAAAATTACTGCTCTATCTAGTAATGGAAGTTTTAATACATCTTGCACTAGAAGTTTGCCTGAGGCAGTAAAATCAGTATGAGTTACTATTCCTGCAATAAATTCATTTATGTTCATGAAATTTTTAATACTTGCAGGATTAGAAAGTACTTCCTCATCCTCTCCATTTTGTTCACGAATTTCACATGAATAACCTGATGGCAAAGTGAAAGCCATTTTTCTTAATTGTATTTCCATAATGTTTAAAATTAAAAGTTGTGAATTAAAACAAAAAATGGGGTCAGAACTAGGATCTCTCCTGGAACTAACCCCGACCACCTAAACTAGAGTGTGTATGTTAAATCTTATCGCAAGTACCAACAGCAAACTCGATATGCTCAATAGAGTTCTCTGATGCAGTACGATCAAATTCAATGCCTTCGATCTTCTTAGGCCAAACTTCATCTAACATCCAAGTATTAAGTACTGATTTACCATCTTCTGCTAATTCATTCACAGTCATGGTTTCCCAATACTCTGATGGAACTAAACCACCGCCAGCAAGGTGATCTTGACAAGCCATGAGCCAATCATGAGCCCAAGTGTCAGATCCAGAAGTTGTAAGAAGTTTTTCTATTATCAAATCACCAATCTTAACACGACCAGCAGTTTTAACATCCCTGTTAATATCTCCATGAGTTACTTCCTCTATCTCAATATCAGGTATAGTTACTTTTTGAGCAAGGTAACTGTTTACTGGGTGTTTAGCAAAAGTGACAGAAAAGAGAAAAGTTTTTCTTGGGTTTTTTACTTTTGCAGTTGCCATATTTCTTATTTTTAAGAGTTATAAAATTACAGTGTAGTTATAGATGCCTCTACAGTATTAGAAGCCTGCTCATATACAAGGTTAACCTGGATATCCTGCATAGTAGCTACATCCTTAACCTTTATGTTAAGCTTATACTTACCGTTTCTAGCATCAGCCTCATTGTTAACAGTAAGTTCACCCCATGAAGTAGCATCCTGATCACCTTCCCAGGTATATTCAGTAATAGCTTCATCGGTAACCAAACCATCCATAATAGGTTTAGCTTCAAGATAGATACGTTTCCAAGAAGCCCACATATTAGGCTCTTCTATGTATGACTCAAGTATAGGTCTGATTTGCTTCTTTATATAAAGAGCTAACCTTACTGCATGGATATAACGGAAACTATCCTGACGAACCTGAGAGGTAAATGAATGCCATAATACAGTAGCCAAACCAGAAGTACGAGTCTGTTTCAAAACTACCATATTTAAGCAATTTTCAGCTAACTCATTCAAATCGTCATATCTGGATGGAGTACCAAAATTAGGTACAACTGGACCATTACCATCTGCAATAACTCCTCGGTTCATACCAGCAAATGAACGATACGGCCCATGATTAGAAGCACAGGCATCAGCTAAACCATGTACTGTTCCCATTACACTGGAATCAACTAAATTACCATTTTCACTGTAGTATTTAATACCACCACTGAAATAGCAAATCCATTTTGATTTACCAATAGTTCCCTCATAAGTCTTAGCTAGCTGTACAAGAGAATCTTTAGTAATACTCCTAGTAACTGGAACCTCTACAAAATACTGGAACTCTTCAAATTCATTAGCAATATCTGCAATATACTTATGAACCTGTAATTCATCAGCCTGAGATAGATGCTGATTTAGGTGAGAACAAGAAACCTCATAGATTTCCTGTAAATCCTTCAAACTATCTGCAGCATCAATCCATTGCTGAACTGTAGGAACAGAACCAGAATTACCAGCTACTACATAAGCTACCATAGGACTGCCATTACCTACTGAAATAGTCCTACCAACTGTTAACATAACAGAAGTAGCAGCAGCCTTCTGATTAACTGTTACAGTAAGTGGATCACCCTCACTATCAATAGGAGCCATATTAAGACCATCCAAATGATCTTTGAGTACACTTATCATAAAGTCACCTCCTCTTGTAGAAACAGTAGGAACTCCCCAACCATTCAATACAGTAGATTCTGACATCCAATAAACATCCCAGTATCTATTGGACTGAATAAATTGATTAAGAGCACTGGTATCAAAAGATAGATATTCTACATTGTCATTGCCAACAGCTGAGGAAGTTTTGTTTATATTTAAGAACAAGGCCTTTTCAAATACTGTATTACCTTCATAGGTAATGATAAAAATGTTACCATTATTATCTGTTTGAACTTTGACCAGTGGATTCTTACCCTTAAACTCAGCAGGATTGTTCTTAGCTTTAAGAGCAATCTGAATGACTTGAGCAGTAGATCCTATAGAACCATCTTTCAAGGAGATGTTAAAAATCGTATCTGGAGTTTCAGCATTAGCCGTAGTAGCTACAAAATTATCTGTAGCACCAGAACCAACTACTCTAATAATACGAAGTTTAGAACCACCCTTTAGTGCCTTCTCTATATTAGAAGGACTACCATCAGGAACAATTTCGGACCCATAGATACTACGAAATTTAGTAACCGAGTTAATCAGTGTTTCACCAAGTCCCACCGGTCCACTAGTAGTACGGGCCATCATACAAGAAATCCCATTAAGGGGTCTAGTAGCTTCCAAATTATTATTAATTAAATTGAAGCTAACTTTTGGTGAATTTGGCATAATCTACTTGTGTATTAAAGTGTTATTAAAAATCCTTTATGTTATGTACATAGAGTATCGTTAAAGACCTAAGTTACATGTAAAGATACAGGATCATTAGATATAATACCAGTTGAGCTTTCTAGTTGAATAAGTGCTCGTATATCTTTAATTGGAGCAAATGTATCACCTTCATTAAATACCTCCTCTATGTAACTATCTACTACAGTATATGAATATACTTTCTCTAATAAACCGTGCTCTTGATCATTGTGATCATAGTAATTAGCTATCTCTATGTATAGATTACCAGTTTTATTAAGACCTTTATTAGCTATATAATCTTTTAGAGTTTGCTCTATAAATGGCTTTATATAACCCCTAACAGGTAAGGCCGTATACATTATACTATGTAGCAACCTCATGTCTTCAGACTTATTAGCCACTA